ATAAACAAAACGAGCAGCAGCATTCCCAGTCATTTTTGGAAATATACAATCCTGGAAATATCCGTCCCGAACTCTTTCTCCTGTACCTGATCCAAGACTAGGTATATAAACATTGGGTCTAATAATTGCACCAACAGTCTCAATCGAAGACACACCAATAGAACAATTATAAAACTGTGGACTATCACCAGTAAGTTTAAGATCACCAGCAGTTGTTACATTAAATACATTCGTTTTCTGAACTTCACAGTTAAAGTATCTGCCATATTCTCCAGCTTCCCATAAAGCCCAATAACCAGTTGTAGAACCACCACTGGAGATTTTAATACCAGTAAATGTATTTCTAACACCTGTATTTCTAATTGTAGCATAGTCAGCAACAGCAGCACTCATACCAATTCTTGCTCCAGGACCATAATGACCCAAAACGCCATTATGCCCAATAGTGTGTACTCGGTTTTTGCTAACTGTAACCATTCCAGGTTCAAGTACTTCACTATCACCATCAATATGAATTACATCATTATGGTTAGATTGAACTCTATCAATGGCTTCTGAATAAGTCCGAAGGGCTTTTTCCCAAGTTTGCCCATCATTCCCATCAGCACCATTACGATAATCAACAAAAAAATGATCTCCAGGTCCCATGCCATCCATCATTGCTCGAATATCACTTCTTCCAACCTGTAGTCCTGTGTGAAAAAAATCTCTATTTGATCCAAAAGTCATAATTTATCTCCTTGTTCAGGGTGGAGATTTAATTCCACCCAGAGATTAAAAGATTAACAATTAAGTATGGGCTGGAGGACCTCCTGTTCCTGTAAGACTCCATATTCGCCAACCTGCAACATCATTTACATAGAATAAAACAGCTTGATCAAAAGCATCATCAAATATAATTGTTGCCCATCCTGTTGCAGTTGCAGGAGTTAAAGTACTTGTTCCACCACCATCAACTACAAGATTAATAACTAAAATTTGACCTGGCTCACCATTTGCCAAAGTTAAAGCCTCACTATCACCACCACTTGTTTTAGCAACATATGCATGAGTAACAGGAATCACTAATGCATCAGCTGCTACAGCAATAGCAAGATCATCTGTTTCATCATAATCATGCCGATGATATATTTCACCAATTCTTAAAATTCGTGACATAATTTTTTCTCCTTATTTATGGTGGGGCTTTATGCCCCACCCCTAATTAAGCTATTAGATTAAAAAGTAACTGCAACTCCACAATTTGAAGGATTAGAAACTGTAATTCCATACCAGGTAAACACTCTAAACCTAAAATTCATTGTAGCCATATCTCCATCATAAACCATATAAACCCTAAGACCATTAGGCATGGTATCTGTAATAACTTTCATACCATCATACTGTTTAAAAAGTTCAGCGGGAATTGTACCACCAATAACTTCAATTGCTGATTTATCCCAAAAAATATTTGTTTTCTGAGTTGCATCAATATTAAGGCGAGTAATAGTAGCAGCACCTAAAATAGCTGTATCAATATTAGCATAAGCTGCTTCAATAACTGAAATTCCTGCTTGATCCGCAGCAATCGGTTTAGGATAAATTTTAATATGAGTTGCATCTGTTAATTCAATAACTGTAAAAATCATTGCTTGACCAGAAGGATTTTTATCCCCAAGACCAATAGACTGAATAACAGTTCCACCATTTTCAATAGTAAATTTATCTCCAACTGCCATAAGAGCAGAATTATTAACTACCAAAGATGCTTCTCGATAATCAATATTTGTTACAACATGTGTAGTAGCATTCACTGAACCACCTGAAGGAACAAAAGCTTGGTCACCAGTTACTGTTACTGCAGGATCAGCTGCACCTGTTATATTAGGCAAAAAAGAACCTGTAAAAATATCAAACCCTGCAATATTTTTGCCAATCTGCCCATTTGTCCATACTTCTGCAGGCTTACCTTGCAAAGTCTGACGAGCTGCTAAATCAGTACCAAAAGTAAGATTGTCTCGATCATTAATAACAAAATTTCTTTGTGTATGATTAAGTTGCCGTTCATTCATAAGAGTCTGAGCTTCAGCGATAAACTCATAACCGCTTGTTGCATTAGACCGATAGAATATAGAACCTTGAACTACAATAGCTGTTGCTATATCTGAATTTAATTCAGAGGCTTGACGTTTACCTGATTGTTCAGCTCTACGTTCCCAAAAACGTGGATCTCGAAGATCATCTGCTCTCATCTGTACAAAATCATTATTTGGAGTTCCAAGAACAGCTGGATAAGTTTCCTCAATAATTCCAGTTTCTGTATCTGATAAATCCCAACCAGAAATTACTGGAGCTTGCTGTTGTACAGGATACCAAATTACATTACTGGCATTCTGCATTGAACCTCCAGGAGGTTCATGAAAATCGACAAGAGTAAGAAGAGTTTGCTGATTCTCATACATTTCTTTAAATTTCTCAAACATTATTTCTGCAACTTTACCTGTTGATAAGGCCATGATTTTTTATCCTTTCATTACCATTTAGAAGTATCAATACCTGCCACTTTTGCTTCTTTCTTAGCATTATAAGCAGCTTGTGAATTATGCTTCTCATGTGCACCATCATATTTCTTTTTGAAAACTCGCTCTTTAGTAGATGATGTAGCATCCCCGCTTACTTCATTAGTAGGAGCAGGAGCATTTGATTTTCTTCCTTTGGTATTTAATAGTTTTGCTTTTTGTTCACCCAAAAAAGCTATTGCTTTTAAACCATGAGGATCTTCTGAAAGAAGAGTTATTAATTCACCACGAAGAGCTTTACTTCTTCCCAGTTTATATATAACTTTCTCAGAACCTTCTCCTAAGACTGAAATTATTTGATCAACAACTAAATTACCCTGTCCTGGTCTAACCGCCTCAATAGCGTTTCTTACTGCTTCATCAGATTGTTTATAAGTTTCTGCTGAAATACCACTATCTTCAATTAACTTATCAGCTCGTATATAATGTTTATCTACATTATCATTGAGTTGTTTAATAGCTATATTCTGTGTTTCTTGAAGTTGGTTTTTTCCTTGCACAACAGAAAACTTAGATTCAATCCGTTTGTCTTCATATTCATCCAGAGCAGTATGATAAGCTTCTAAAGATTCATAATCACTTTCTTTAGGTCTTATTGAAATTTCATCTTGAGTAGAAGGTATTAATTTTTGTTCCTTAAGTTTTTTAACTTCTTCCTTAAGATTTTCAATCTCAGAATCTCTCTCTCCGATTCTTCCTTTTAATTTTCGTTTTGCACGTATGTGTGCACTAACTGGCATAATTCCAGATAATGTCTGGTCATCATCATCTTCTTCTTTCATCCAGTCTTCTACTACTTTTATAGGTTTACCATCTTCTCCGAGCTCTTCTTCAATTACTTCTTCAAGCTCTTCCTCAATTTCTTCTTCAACAACTTCTTCCAGATTTTCTTCAACCATCATATCCTCCTTGATGTTAGGGCCTTATGTGAAGCACAAGTACTTATGTTTAACCAGTTCATCTCTGTTAACCACTCCCACTTGAGAGTTGTTTATTTACATCTTTAGTTACATTTTTTAAATCTATAAGTTTAGTAGCTCTATCAACTTGTTTACCAAAAATTTCTATACTATTCATATCAATGTTAGCATTTGCTTCTTTTAAATCAATCATTACACTCATACGTTTTGTTTCAGCATCAAAAGCATCAATAGCTGATTGTCTTTCATCATTTTGTGCTTTTAATTGCATTTCAATTCCTTTACGTTTTTGTTCAAGAAGATCAGCATCTCCTTTCTTATTTTCTGCAATAGCTATCATTGTAGCAGCATCTGGTTGTTTAGGTTGGTTTTGCATTTGTTCTGCAAATTCTTCTTCTTCTGGTGTTTGTGGTTTTCTAATACCCATAGTAATTAATTGTTTATTCACATAATCTCTTATATCACTAAATTCAACACCATCTTGAAGAGCAAGTATTTTAAGTTGTAAAGCTTTTCTCACAGGATCATCAGGAGACATCTGCATCATCATCATTTCTAATCTATCAATAGTTTGTTCTTTTTGACTTGAATAACTGGGACCTATTTTAGAAAAAACTTCAAATTCAGCTCTTCGTAAATCATTAACAGTAACAAGATCACCAGTCTCCTTATCTATTATGGTGTCCATTACTTGAGTTTCTTTTTTGGTACCATCAGATAATTCAACCATAACTTTTCTTGGAGTATCTATAACTTCAGAAGCCATAGAAATCCAAACTTCACCATCTCTACGTTTTGCATGTTTCATATGAGTTTGAAACCTCATAGACTGACGTTCAATTCTAGCTTCTAATTTTTGAACAGCTTTTCCTGAAATATCTGGTTGAGCAACTTTATCAGGAATACCAGGATTAGCTACATCAGTAATAGCTTCTTTAGTTTGAGCCAATACCAAAGGAAGAGCAGTAGGCATTAGTTGTTCTGGCATTACTCCTATTGGCATAGGAGGTAATTCTTCACCATCTGCTGTTTTTCTATTAATTAACATATATGGATATGAATTATCAATACCACTTTCAGAATACATATCTTCAAATCCTTGAATTTGTTCAGGCCAAAATAAAGGTTTCTGACGTGGTGATCTTGAAAGAATATCTCCCATATAAGAAAAAGCAAAGTTCCTAAGACGTTGTGGATCTTTAGCTAATCTTGTTATACCTTCCCA